GGAACATTGGCCAACCGGGACGCACCCCCTGTTCCAATTATGGTTTAGGGAAACGCGTACTGGGAGTTCATCTCTGAACACTCTTGGCTACCGCTATTAAAAGTTGTGACTCCCTATTAGGACTCTACCAGAATTCCTGCTCTGGATCATTGAGACTCTAACTCGGCTTGACGCCGAATTAAAGCAACCTACTTAAGTAGTCACATCTTTTATTCGGCGGTCAAGCCAGGTCGAACTTTCATGAAAAAGAACGCCCTCCTCGGCCACAGAGGAGTATTTTAGGCCGCAAGACTAGGAGCCGGTGGAGACGGCTCATAGTACATACGAGGTAAACCAGTCCAGAAGTAGACTTGAAAGTCTTCTCCAATAGCATGGTGAAAGTCTGTTGCGGACAGACTAGTGGAGTAACCTCGCCACACAAACGAGTATCCTTCAGAATCAATGATACCAGTTGTGTATGATTCTCGCTTTCCTGGCGAGAATCTCTGCTGAGAGTAATATGGGGACTCAAACTCAGCAGTAGGGTTAATGTCTTCATTCATGTAAAGCATACCCTTTGTCCCTGTTTTGTTGAGCTTATCATTTGACACATTGTCAAATACAGCTGACCAACCCGCTTGTGATCGGGAATCAAATCTAACGAGACTATCATAATTGTTGTTGTAGACATTGTCTCCAGACTTGATCGGTTCTCTCTCAACATACAAGCATCCCTTCACAGTTGGTGCATTACTAGTGATACGCTGCACTACACCGTTGTTGAACAACATCTTGGTTCTTATGGATCCTCTCCAGCCTTGGAAAGCATAAGTAACCCAATGCAACAACAGTGTGTTGACATAATTATATGCAACATCAACACTGGTATTGTCAACAGCACCTTTGACGGCACCTCTGAGAAAGGGAAACATGTTTCGAGTTCCACGCCAAGTTAAAGCAGCATCCTTATCAGGATCTCCATACACTGGAGCTTCACGCCTGTGAAAATTGTACCGCTTCAACATAGTACGGAAAGACAAGATTGATTCGCCAGTAAACACTAAGTTTATCAATGCATTGTCTTGTATGGGTGGACCCAAAGAATCGGACTGAGTCTGCTGGGGAGCATCAAGTTCGCTTGTGTTCTGACTCTCACTAACAATGGCACCATTGGTGCCTGGTTCTTTTCCAGACTGTGGTTCAAAACCACTCTGTGGGGCAAACACAAATGTTTGAAAGAAATCGTCAGGCACAAACACCTCAAAATCATCTCCCATTGACACATAAACATTTATCTCAATATCATTGGAAACAGTGCTATTCGGTGTTGTCAACTCATTGACAACATACACACCAAGAACTCCATTTCCTGGTTCCTTCTTTGTGTATGTAGTACTCGAATACATCTGAGTGGCACTATCAAGACCTGGTCGATGCCTATCGATCAGTGTAACGTCTTGACCGTTTCCAATAGTGATTGAGAAATCTTGTTTATCAGCAATGTCAACAATCTCCAAATAGTTGACATTGTACTCATTAGATTCAAGATAGTCCGGATCATAAACAAACTTCAGTCGCCCCTTGTGGAACGCACTAGCGACAATCTGAAATCGAAATGTCATAGATCCAGTCCAATACCTGAAAGGCATTGCAGCCATACAACACGCTGGGAAATGATACGCTGTCACAGCTCCTGAACTTTCAGCCCAAGTTACTGGAGACACACGTGCATTCCATAGCAATGTTTCTGGTGCAGTACCAATATTCCATGAGAATGTGGTCAAATAAGACTCTCTTTTAGCAATTTCCTTTATGCTCAGTGGATCCTCCGATCCAAGTCCAGCAATCCTAGGATCAATGGACAATTCTTGCTTGTCATCAACAGACAACTTTTGCGCCGTGTCAGGCACATTAGTCGCTGCTAAATGAGATGTAGGGAAATTCCTAAAGGGCTCTGGATTTGCAGTAACAGGGGGTCTGCAATAACCCAGAGACTTAGCTGCTGCTGCAACAGCTGAAGCCACAGTGCTTGTGGCTTTTGCGAAAGGTGCAATTGGGGGTATCACTGCCATAGCATTAGATATCTTAGCCACAGCAGTCGCTGGACCAGACACAATGCCTTGCTTGTTCGCTGTGTCGACCTCGTCTTCTCTACCAGATTGTGGTGATAAGGCGATAGTATCTCGGGATGTGAGAATTGCCAGATTGACATCCTCAGCCCAAGCAAACACAGAAACTGTGACTTTATCTGATGCTCCATTCGCATGTTTGAGATCATTGATTGATCTCACAAAGACCTGGCCCAACTGAGTCCATTCAGCACCAACGATATTGACATAATTTTTATGCCAAAAGAATGGCAATGTCATCTCTCCACCAGTTGATGTTGTTGGATTCAAAAATATATGTGGCTGCTGTGAGGCTTGCACCAAATCCTCCCTAATTAGAGCTGCATTTGAGGACAGCTCGTCAAAGTCTGACAAGGGTAAATATGATACAAGGGCACGACCGTATTGGAAACCATTTCCATTGATAACTATTTTGAGGTGCAAATTTGCTCTCATTAACTTGAAATTGGTTATACGGTTAGCTACTCTTGGATTCGAAAAATACAACCCCCAAGGGTCAAAATCGAATGCTAGTTGGGTTCCAGTTCCCCACTCCTCCTCTATGATTTTGATTGGACGCGAGAAGAAGTTGCCCAACTCCGCATCTCCTTTATCTTGCAGCATTCGTGTTGGGTCCATGTCGGTCAACACATCATATGAATATTCATTCATCTGATCGCTAAAGGAGACGTTCTGGCTCGAAGTTTGGGTTGGCAACATTGAAATATTGTTGTCCTTAGTAGTGCCAGATTGAGGTGTAAAAACCTCGTTGTTCCATACTCTCATCGTTTGAGATGCCGCTTCAGGAACATCAAAAGCGGGGTTGCTTACTACAGCCAAAGGCTGTGTGCTTGGACCAACCTGCACCAAAGCACATAATTCTTGTTGTTTGTCAAAATTACAAAAATTACTAATCCCTTTATGTACAAACTGCTGAGCGGATCAACTCAAACAGAGCGATGGGTTTACGGTTGAGCAGGGTGAGCTCGCAATAGCATCCCAGTAGGATCCCTATTTTGCGCAAAGCCTATGAATGCAATACAAAACACATAAATCTAATACATACACGGTATCCATATACACAAAACAATTTTGCTTACCATCAGATTTGAAACTGGGCCAGATTTATAGTCTCTGGAGTGACAATTTTACGTGCTTTACACGGGTGTTTTAACACCATATTTGGCGTTCCAATCTGCGACTCGATCATTATAGCTCAGATCGAGACCTGTGCAAATGTGGTCGATATTAGATCGCCGTGCGACTTCACGCATCATTTGTCGCTGTTGTTCGTACTTTTCTTCTCCGTGATTGAACCATTCACGAAGAGCTCCATCTATATTTTGAGCGCAAGCACTTCCTTCTGAATCAACACTGTTCTTGTCTCGCATGAAACAATGCAGTGATTTGTAGATGGATTTGTCAAGGAGTGCTCCAACATAAACGCCCAATTTCGGGTGATAAACACTCTTCCGCTTGAGGAATTCAAACTCTTCAGGCGGTAAGAAGTCCAATAACTCAGACTCTTTGTCAGGCATTGTGTATACCTGACCATATTGTGCTAAGAATCTTGAACATCCCGCAATTGTGAATTTATCAACTTCAGGGCTCACAGAACCAATATTGTCATCTCCATAAGTCATCGCAGCTACATATTCGCGAAAAGGCATCCTCTTCTTGAAATCTGTTACTGGATACTGACTATAGAAATAACAACGTAAATTCAAAGAGCCACAGATCCCATTGATAATAACAGTAAGAGAATTCCCACTAATGTGAGTTCCTTCCGTCAAACCAATAAGATCACCATTGAAAGCGATATAAGCAAATACAATATCACCTGTCATAGCTTCCATCACTCTGATATCCTCATCAGAGTACTGACAAACCTTTGCCATGTCTATGAGGATTCTCAAAGCAGCAAAGATTAACTGTGAAGGTAATTTTTGATCATATTTGCCATAATCACCACCGAACAAGCGATCTTCACCAAATTTTGTTGCATGTTTATGGAACTGGTCCCATTCGGGACCATGTGAGTTGATGCCAACTGCACATTCCGATACCAATGGATTCATTTGCAATACACGCAAGAGAGGAAGATAATACTTTCTTACAAGGTATGTGAGAGATAAAGCATTACCATAGAAAATGCGGCATTTGTCCTTTGACAAGATTTCATCCTTTTTACAGGCCTTGGCAATAGGATATCCGCGTTCTCCACGCTTATAACATTCCTCAATGCGAACGATTTCATCCATTAGAAACTGATCCAAAATGCGGTTATTTGGTTTGTCTTCAGTGGGTTCCAATTCAGTGACAAATTCACGCTTAGGTCCAGACAGTGGAAACCCAACCGATGTGTTCAACTTGATGGCATCCATGAATTTTTGCCCAGGAATACCATTCAAATTTTCATGATCGGTTAAAGGTCGTGCACCATTCCACATTCGGCGCTTAAACAATTCCAAAAGAGGTTCCTTATAATCCTTGACTGCCATCACTAGCAAGTCATGTGGGAACGGATGTGCAGGTACTGCTAAATTGCTAAGCAGGTCTGCCATCCATACCAATCAGGATTCATTTTGGGACCTCTATAGATGTTAGGTACACCACACACATCCATAATGTGTTGGCTTATTGGTGTGACCTTAACAGCTGATTGCATGATTGCTCTACCAGGACATGATCCATAATATTCAATCTGCGAATCTTGAGGAATATAATTCAAAGCACTCTTCTTGTGTAAAGGTGTGTCTCGAACCAATTGAACTCCAAAAACTTCAGACTTGAAAACACCAGCACTGCCTGAGAGTATAACACCTTCACAATCGCGCAGCTCTGATATAGCATCAAGCAATTGTTGTTGTGTCACACTCCCATAACAACCTCGTGGAGTACCAGCTGTACCACCTAAGTGAACACCAAGAATACAAACCCCCTTAGTTTCCGATAAGAGTACTGCACCACACAAACCATTGAAAGTATCAATAGTCAGATTACGGTACATACCTCCAGGAAAACTTTTAGTGGTTGTAACAACACCAGGGTCTGTGACGCCCTTGGCAATCTTCAGTTCACCATCCTTGGCTCTCCAGTACATCCTGAAAGGCACCTGGGGCATATTGCCTGTAGGGAACCATTTCAGAATGTCCTTATAAGAGCCTCCATTGGGTACATAACACACTCGCAAGTCAGTCCCCGGTATCAAAGAAGAGGCACTCACACTCAATCGAGCAGTGAATTTACCTCCACTTTTATTCGGGTATTTCTTCCGAAATGTGCATTCAAGAGTATCACCAAACTCCTCGAAGTAATGATCTGGCACCAACATAACATTGGATGTCAGCATCAAGCCATTCACCATTGCATTTCCATCATTCAGATGAATTGTGCCATACACTAGTGCGTTTTGAACGGAGTTCTCGAGGTGTTCAATACACCCAAGTTTGGACTCACGGGTCATAGGTAGTGGTCTCTTCTCAACTTCTGTCCACACATTGACTTCAGCATCGCGTTGTCGAACTTCTTCCATAGTTTGAGGTTCTAGAGAACCTTGTCGGCTCTCAGAACGATAAGCTCGATAAGCTCTTGCTAATCCGTAAATTGCAGCAATACCAATAGATGTAACACAAATAACTTTTGCGTACTTGTCTCTGTACCGCCGCAACATGGGAGCAATTTCCATATTGCGATCCTTCAATTCAACGAACAAATTGCGCTCGACTGATTCCACCAAATTGCGTTGGCGGAACAAAAACTCAAGTCCCAAACAAGCAACTGAAAATCCAAAGAAAGGTAAAGGAAAGATGAAGTAAAATGCAATTGTCATGAGAAGCAATGTCCACAAAGCACGCTTTGTTTCTTTCTCATAATCAGCCTTCAATCTATCCTGATACAACCAACGTATAACACCAGGTGCTCTCTCATGATCCAACATTGGGGCTGGAACACACTTGATCCAATCCCAATTGTCAATGAAATCCATACCACGGTTATACAAATAATAAGCAACTTCTGAATCAAGTTTATCATAAACTTTATCAACAGATTTGCGAATCATGTTTGGTCTGTACCATAACCTCCAAAAGGCACTAACAGTTTCTCTGCCAAATTGATTCTCTAGAGCTGGTAAATCTTGGTCTGCACGATGGTAAGGGCAGTTGCCATGCAAATGTTTACAACCACCAACACCACAAACGCGCATTGTATTAGCGCGTTCACGCATTCCTTCCAATAAGGCTTCTTGATTCTTACGATGATTATCGAAATCTTCGATGGCCCATTGAATCACCTCGCTCATGGAAACATCAACCATGACTTTGCCATTCCATTCGATTGGGGCATATGACGCAACAGTCTCAAGCCTTTGTGGCTTGACAGCTCGCTCAACAGTGACGGTCCAAATATCATCAAACATTGGGGGAACATAGTTCCCTTCATAGTCTGTGTAATGTTTCCTCACTTTAGCGGAGTCAATTCCACATGGGATCCCATCTTCAATACGTTGAAATTCCTTTTTGGCCTTAACTGTTAAGCACGTCAATCTTCTCTGAATGGAATAAGGACAATTTGAGTAAAGTCCAGCATCCAAATCCTTCTTGTTGGTTGTTGCCATGGCAATCCAGGGTTCCACAAAACATTTGCCCTTAGCCTCTAATTCAGCCTTTGGTGCATAGTACAT